GCGGTTCATCGCTTCTCTTTGTAGGCCAAAGTGGTTGCGGCAAAAGCTCGATGGCCGCGTATCAGGGGATGAAGTGGGCGTCCGGTGAAGCGTGGTTCGGCGTAAAGCCTGTGCGCGCGCTGAAGGTGGCCTACATCCAAGCTGAGAACGACATTGCCGATCAGCATGACGCGCTCAAAGGCGCTGCTCAGATGACGTTCGGAAAAGAGAACTGGGAGCGAGGATTGCGGAATGCGAACATGCTCTTCTTCCGCGAAACGGTTCGAACCGGGGCTGACTTCGCCACAATGCTCCGCCGTCTCGTTCGCAAGACCAAGGCTGACGTTGTTTACATCGATCCGCTGCTCTCCTACATGGGCGGCAATCCTGCGGACATTGAGGTATGCGCGAACTTCACGCGGCATCTGCTCCAGCCGATTATGATGGAGACAGGCGTTGTCCTGGTACTCGTCCACCACTTCCCAAAGCCGAAGGGTAAGGACGACAAGCCTGAGAGCGTGGCAGATTTGGCCTACTCAGGATTCGGATCGTCCGATCTAACGAACTGGGCGCGCGAGGTGATTGTGATGAAGGAGGTTGGCTTCAACAATCCGCGCAAGTTCATGCTCGGCATGGCCAAACGGGCCGACCGTTCCGGCATGACGGACAAAGAAGGAAAAGTCACCGGATCGATTATGATCCAGCGTGGCACAGGCGGCGACATCTCATGGAACTACGCAGAACCAGAGAAGTTCGTCGTTGATAAGGAGTCGGCCAAAAAGCCGTACTCCAAAGGACGATATCCTAAGCGTTAGCCTTCTCACGCATGGCGCGGCGACGGCCTTTCGCAGCGAGCGATTGGAACTTCGCCTTGCCGTATTTTTTGCGGCCAATGGCTGCACTTAATGCAGCAGGATCTTTCACACCCTTCTTCTCAAGCTGACCAACGAGTTTCTCGTAACGTCCGCCACCGCCAAGTTTCATCTTGTCCATAAATTCAAATAGGGTTTGAGGTTAAAACCGACAGAACAATCGCCAGAATCCAAGCGGCGCAGGACCAAAATTTAGGCGTCGTCTTGTCCTTCGCACTGGCGCAGTTATGCCGCGCGCGGAAATTCTTACGACGCTCAGGATTCGACTTTTTGATCGTCATGTTGGCGTCTCCAAAGCGAACCTTGATGACGTTGCCGTTGTCATTCTTGACATACACCGCGCTCTTCTTTCGCTCGCCAGGAGTGTAGAACGGCTTGTTGAGCGTCACCTTCTTGCCCTGATAGGTATTACCCTTTTTGGAGAGGGAGGTTTTCATTAGAATCTAGGCCGAGCAGGAACGCCAAGCGTATCGTCAAAAACACCACGCTTATCTTCAGGCAAGCTGGCCTTAGCCTCCTCTGACTTTTTGTTCAGATTGTCCCATTCCCTGTTGAACTGAAGCAAAGACATGTTTGAAGCCTTTGCAAGAGCCTCGGCCTGAGGAAGTGTCAGGTTTGGTTTAAGACCAGCAAAGGTTTGAGGTAGTCGAACCGCGCTGCTCAAAAAGTTTTGAACGGTAGGGCTTCCGACCAAAGCATCAACAACCCACCTAGCGCGAGTGGCTCGCATGACAGAATTGGCCAACTGATCAGGCTGAAGTTGGCCACCTTGAGCAGTCAGATTTCTAGCGCGATTCCACTGCATGTAATCATTGATCATGTTGAAGTCGTTAGGCTCCAGAACATCACGAATGATCTGCATGCGATTCGGATCTTGAACGATGTCATCAAGATTCTGAATTCCACGCCTGAGATTGGCAGGCCCAGTTTCAGAAACGTGATTCAGAACCGCAACCGCTGCATTGGCTCTTACTGCATCACGAGTCGCCGGATTGAGTTGGTTCAACGCATTCTGAACAACCTGCGGATTTTCAGATCGGAACACGAAATCCCTGACAAACTGAGACGGATCGACATCTGGATTGAGCTGGTTCCGCTGAACTCGACGAGTCGTGGCGTTGAAAAACTCTTCAGCCCTGTCTCTGGCCTGCCTCGCAAGATTGGCAACCGTGTTGCGAAGAGTTGGCGATGCGATGTTTCCGATGTTGTCGGTGATTTCCGTCAGCGCCTGCGGATTGATTCCAGTGGCAACCGGAATTGACATGCCAACATTTTGAACGCGAACGGCATCGTTCAGAATTGATTGAAGCCTGTTTGCGTTAGCTTCGCTGCCAGTAACAATGTTTCTGACCGCTTGCGGAAGCTCTCTGAAGTTGTTCGAAAAAGAGGAAAGGCTTTCTGTTGGAACTCCACCGATGTCAACCGTCCCGGTTCCACGCAGAGAATCTATGAATCCCCTGCGAATTTGATCGAACTGTATTCTCCCTTGAGGATTTGTTGTCAGAAGGTTTCGAACGGATTCAAAACCAGCAGGAGAACTTGCTAGGTCAGAAAAGAACTGTTCGGTGTTTTGATATCCACCCTCTGCGGCAGGAATGGAAGCCCTTCTGATGATCTGGTTGTCTTGAAGAAGATTGAACCGATTTTCAGCAGCCCGTTGAGCTGCAACAACTTCGTTTTCAATTCCAAGCCTACGGGCAGAGGCAAGCTCTTCTTGCTTCAGTGCAGCGCGAAGTCTTTGAAGCTGGTTCTGAGCAACACCAGGAGCGAATTCTTGAAATTGATGTATGACTCCATCGATTGATTGGCGCAACCCAACTATCTGCTCAAATGTCTGTGGGCTTCTAGCGACATCAAGCAAAGCTCTCGCCCTCGAAGATGCCTCATTAAAAAACTGAGAAGGAATTCGTTCGACAGTAGTTGTCGGAGTTCCACCAATAATTGGAGATGGAGTAACAGTAACCCGCTCTTCAGTTGCCAAAGTGCCAAGTACATCATCAATCGTGTCTCGGAGGTTTTGACTTGGTGTAACTGGAGCTTCCGCTTGTCCACCCAACCTAGTTGTTCGAGCTGTTCTTGCCGTATTGTAAGCATCGTCAACAATTCCACTCAGACGCTGATCTTCACCACGGATGAAACCGACAGAATTGTTGGCAGCATCTTGAAGTGATGCAGCTCTAGGAGAGCGAGGGAGAATGCTTCCAATGACGCCTTCAACTTCCCCAACAGCCTGACCGCCTGCACCGGCAGCACTTCCACGCAAAGCCTGTCGAGATGCAGCTTCAGCACCAAGAACCTCTTGTTGAGCCACCTGAGCCGTCGCACGTTCTTGTTGAGCTGGAATTCCAAGCTGTCCACGAATTCGCTCAGGAAGAGCTTGTTGGGCAGCAAGACCGCTTGAGCCAGGACCAAAAGTTCCCGGCACGTTTCTTCCCGTTTGTTGCGTAGCGGTCAGCGGCGCGGTTCCAGCTCCGAGCGTTTCTTCAAGACGTTGGCCAGCTTGACGGCCTTGCTGCGCGATTTGTTCTTCTGCGGTCAACTGTCGAGCAGGTCGAGCAAGCGCACCTGTTGCACCTCCGGTTGTAAAACCAAAAATAGCTGGAAGAGAAATCTCGCTACCAATTTCTTCAAGCGTTGGAAGCCTTCCTTGATCGATGTATTTTTGAAGAGTTTCTCCAAATGCAGCGGTTGCAGCATTGACTCCAGCTTGAGCTGAACCTTGAGCAATTCCAGCACCCAGAGGCCCGACAGTTCCTTGAAACGGCCTAAGAACAGGAGTTGCAGAAACAACACCACCCTTAACAAGCTGACCTTCAGAAAAATCTTTTCTTTGACCAGCTAGATATTCTCCGGTCTGGCCAAGAACTTCTCCGGCAAAACCTGCACCACCCATAGCCATTGCTGCGGGAATAACCCCGGCCCCTCCGGTCATTGCTCCGACAGCAGCAACGGGTGCAATTCTGGCAGTCGTAATAGCCGCCTGAATGGCCGCTTCTTTGGTTCTTTTCTTTTCCTCTTCCGAAGTTGCAACGCTAGGCGGAGCGGTCATCACGCCGGGACGCTGAAAATATGGCGTTACATATTGGCCAGCCTCCCCTTGGATAGCTTTCTGTTCGCCAATCTTTCCAGCATCGTCAACAGCCGCTTGAAGCTGTTGCGGAGAGCCAGCTTGAAACATGCTTGCGTAAGGGTCAGCACCAGTCCGCTGCGGAGCCTGATACTGAGCAGACATGGCGGAAGTTTCAGGAGCAGATTGGCCAACCGACTTGAAGACATCTTCAAGTTCTTGCTCTGTTGGAGGACTATCTCCAGTCAGCCGAATGGTTCTTCCGCTGGTCGGATCTTTGATTCGATAGGTAGGCATTATTGTCCTTCAACAAGAATTTCAAAACGACCGACACGATTCGAAGCCGGAGGAGTTGTAGGTTGAATTGTTCCACCTTGCGAACGGTTTGCCCGAATGTTTTTGAAAATATCCTGAGGAGAAATCGGCTGTTCTTGCGAAACCGCAGCCGGAGCCGCTTGCTGCTGCTGGCCGAATCCAAACTTTTGCCTAGCACCCTCAAGATACCGTTTCTTAACGTCGTATGGAATGTCAGGTGAAAACCTGTACTCCCAAATACTGTTTTCGGCACCAGAACGAAGATTGTTTTTGAAAGACGAGATAACCTGAATGTAATCGTTACGCGCAGGAGTGCTTACAACTTTTTGAAGGTTTCTTTCTTCAGATGGAGTAAGTGTTGCTCCATACTTATTGTTTTGATAGTCAGTAACAACAAGCTGAATCTTGTTGTGTATGTCTCTTGCGTCTTCCTGTTCTTTAGTTGTAAGACCCTTAAATCTTCCTTTAAGATCAAACACTGGCGCATCAATAGGTCCAACATATTCAGAGAAAGACCCTTTTCCGTATTTGCTTTCAAAAGCATTGAGCTTATTGAAAACATCATCCAACTCTACTACAGCTTTGTTTGAAGCCGTCAAAGCCTTTGAAACGTCAGCAGGAACTTTTCCTTGGTTTGGTCCTCCAAGGAACACCTTTGCGTTGATTTCGTCTTCGTCGGTCTGAACTATCTTCTGTTTTTTAAGACCTTCCAAAACTTGATTTGCACGTTGGGCGACAACGCCACCTTCAGTCCTAGCAGTCGGCAAAAGCTGCTCATACTCCTGCTGGGTAATATCTCCAGAATCAAAAAGTGTCTTAAGACCTTCTTTCGTATTTCTTTGGCCAGCCATGCCTATGGCCGTCAGCTTTTTCAATCTAGCCTGCTCTTGCCTAAGAGGAGCGGCAGCATCAAAGATTGCTTTTCTAAACTCAGGGTTTATTTGCTGAGTTTTTGGATCAAGTCCACCATTGTACTGAAGGGGAATATCGCTTTTCCCGTTTTCATTAAGGAAATCAATTTCCTTATTTAGAACTGCCATTTGTGAGGCATTTGCCTTTTCAACGAGGAACCGATTCTGAGCCATCGGCAACGATTGGAGAACTGGACCACTCATGTCTCCAAGCATCTTCAAGCCAGTCGCGCTTTGAAGATCGGACGGAGGAGCGGGAAACGGCAAAGTCGGATCGCCTTTGGCGTTCCATTGAACATATGCTGATTGCCACTGCTGAATCTTCGGAAGATCGGCGGAAAACTTTGCGCGCTCAGAAATTCCGCTGGCGAGGTCGTTTTCCCGAATCTTGTTCTGAAGCTCCATTCCTTGACGCTGAAGCAAAGACTCAGCCGTCTGCATCTGCAACTGCTCCATCATCCGCTGCTGCGTCTGCGCGCGGTCGAACAGCGATGCGCCTAGCTGAAACGCTTGAAGAGATTGGTCGGCCATAAGATTTAGAGTCCGAAATTGGACGAGCTGTATTCAGGGAATAGGCTGGTAGATTGCGGCCCTATTTCAGAGGTATTTGTTCTCGGGAAAGAATAAAGCTCAGGATCGTTCTGGGGATTGTAAGACGATGGCGGTCGATATCCTCCTGGCAGTTGAGACATCAACGCACTCGAAATTCCATATTGCGACAGCGCACCGCCAACCTGACCACCAAATCCAGTGACAGCACTCTGCAACGCTTGCTGCATCGGAGAAGCGGAAGCAGCGGCCTGAGCGGCTTGCAAATCGCGTCCATACTGAAGCTGTTGCTGTTGCTGCATAAATCCAATCCGCTGAGACGGAGTGATAAACATGCTACTCACCGAGAATGGCTGAACCATTCCAACAGACCGCTGCTGCTGAATGAAACTCTGAGCTTGAGCCAGACCCTGATTCTGAAGCTGCATCCCAGTCAACCCCAAGTCGCGAGCGGTTAGCGCACGACCGAATCCAGATGCGCCGCCAAATCCTCCAGACAAAGCTCGTCCAGCGGCAGAGCGTTGAACCTGAGCAGAAACCTCTGGTGAGATTTCGCCTCGCAAGGCCGACCCAATGTTCTTGCCAGCCTGTTGAATCAACTGGTCATAGCCAGGAATCGCGCGACGAAGCTGCGCCTCAAGCTGAGACTGCTCAGCGGCGGTCGTCTTGGTGGCCAACTCGGTTGCAGGCTCAAGCGATGCGATATTCTGCTGAATCGCCTTTTGCTGTTCTCCAGCAAAATCAATCGGCTTCAATTCTGGAACCTTTGGCTTCTTTCCGCCAAAAAGCCCACCAAGCAGGCTTCCCGCTGCGGAAATTCCTGCTCCACCCAAAATTGAACCTACAAGTCCTATTGCCATAAATTATCCTTTTGGTTCAGAACCATTGCGAGAATCCACCGCCATTCAATCCTACACCGACCATGCGTATCGTTGCGACAGCGTCGCCCAGATACTGCATCGTCTGCTCCTGCACAGCTTGAACCGCTTTGGCTTCGTAGGCCACTGCTTCCTGAATCAAATCGTTTTCTTCCTTTCGAATGGCCATGACCATCAGCTTGATGGCATCAGCGCACGGAGGAATAAGGTAGTCATTGACGCTCGTCGCGTTGATATGACGCATCTTCGCCATGACCGTCACCGGCTTATCCTCGTCGTTGTTACAACGATCTGTCAGGTAACTGCGGCGATACTGCGGCAAAGTTTCATCAGGGTCGTAAACTGCCAGATCCGTTTCCAGGGCAGTCGTCGCATCGTACTCGTACAAGCGACTGACCGTGTTCGTCGCCTCTCGGATGACGCCGGTCAATTCGGTGAATTTCTTCGTAGATTGAACGTACGGCAAAGCGAGCGTCAGCTTTTCTCCGTCAATCCACGCGCCACCGGATTGCGTTCGAATCCACTGACCGTTCTGATCAACACCTTGCAGCGTGATGGTTTTGCCGACATCCGAAGCGTCGCCAGGGTAGACTCGAAGATAGCTGTTAGTACCACCAGACATGTCGCGGTAAGAAACCACAGTACCACGATCAATAAGCTGCTTCCCAACGCACACTTGATTGCCATTGAGAAGTCCATATCCGGTTTCCTGAAACTCGAACCATTGATTGCGAACCGTTCCGACTCCGCAGCAGTCAGCCACAGCCTCGATGGTTTCGATCTGTCGCGGCCAAGTGATGCAGCCACCTACGGTGTGAATCGTGAAGCGTCCGTACGCTCCAGCCCACAACCCCTTGTGTAGAAGCCTTCGACACGCCTGATTGATGTAATCATAAACGCGCTGATCATCGACACATGTGCCGATGACCCGAGCGATTGTGGAGCGAATGTCCTGAACGATTAGCTTCATTTGGTGTAGTAGACTCGGCCAGTTCGCTTGATAAAGTAAACACCGTAAAACGGCGGCAGGTTGTTATGGGCCGCATCACCCCCAGTGGATGAGGTGGCTACATTCGCTGTAGTTCCATACTGAACACCGTTGGCTCCGCCGTTATTTGCATCCGCAGTTACAAGCGGGAAGAAGTTGTGAGCGTGGGCAGGCATCTCAGGAACTGTCAGCGTGTGCTTGTCCTCGCCGACAACAGAAGTTGTGGTGGTAGTTCCTTGAACAGAAACAGCGCCGCTTGCGGCAAAAGCACCAGCACCGACCGGGAATCGAGCGTCAAACGCGTTGTCAAGTTGCCACATCGAACCGGCGTAAGGATTGCCAGAGTAGACAGTTCCATCTCCGCCATCGTACGACAGCACGTCAGTGCTTGTTCCAACAAAAATACGACGCTCAGAACTTCCAGCCGCAACCGGATTTTGGCGCGCCCAATATCCGCCGTTGAACACCCACCAATTCCCATTCTCATCCAACCACGGATAAACCTGATTGTTCAGCGCAGGAGTCGTAGAACCAAAGTTGAAAAACGAGTTTCCAATCGCGCTGTTGAACGTCGCCTGAGTGCCTCCGATGATATCGTTGGCCAACTGTTGGTAGTTGGACGGACAATAATTGTACGGAAGGCTTGGAGCCGTGAGCGTGATGAGCGTTAGATTTGCCATACTATTCCGATGAGTAGAGAAGTGGATTTATGTCGCAACCTTCAAGAATCTTGCACCCCTGGAACGTCCTGCACTCGCCAACGGCAGATTCCTGAACGTCGTAAGCGTGAACTCGAATGCTCTTGATGCGGCAGTAGCCGGAAATCGAGATGTTAAGCTGAACCTCGTAAAGATTCCTGGTTGGAGTGCTGATCGTGGAATTACACGGGATATCCGTAGGAGTCGGCAACCGCATCTTCGGCCTGTACTGAGGCTGAAAGTTGCTTATCGGACAAAGGTTATCACACTGCGTCGTAATCGCGCACTCACTCCATTCCGCCCATTCAAGCCAGCTAGGGTACTGGTCAGGACGATACTCCACGTTGAATCCGACGTTGCCATCTAGCGAGTCGATGAAAATGTCGCCCGAATCGAGCTTCTTCAGTCCGAACGGAAGCTCGAAATTGTAGGCGCGAGTCTGAACCAACCATTGAATCTCCTTCTTTGGATCGGATAGATTCGAATCGAACTTGCTGGTCTTGCTGACCTCCCAAATCTGGATTGTGTTGTCCGATCCGCGAGCGATTGCGAAACAAGCGTCTCCGTAAGCGTTCTCGGTCTTGAGAATCTGCAACACATCCAATCCGGTCCAGATTCCAGCCCAAGCAGGAGGAAATTTTTTCCTCAGCGAGGTAATCAGATCGAAATCAAGAACCATCAACGCCTTGTGGATAACTCCGTCAGCCCTGTAACGAGGCTGTCCAGTCATCAGCAGCCGGTTGTCAAACACAACCGCAGAACTGGCCCACAGCAAATTCGTCTGATCGTTCTCTGCGATATTTAGGATTTCGTTGCTGATGGGTGTATTCCCCCAATCGTTGAACGAACGACGAGCGATGATGAACGAGCGAACTCCATCGACAGCTCGGTAGAAAACGTCTCCGTTAACCGTGATGGCAGACCTAGAGCCAAGCGCGCCACTGGTCAGCAAGCTAATAGCCTGAATCGGATAATTCAGGTTCTTCCAAGTATCACGATCTACTGGAGCTTGGATGCTGAAGACGTATCGCGGAGTGAAGATAAGAAGCGGTCCTTGCCCAAGCGACGTATCTGGATTGCCGGGGACGGCCATTGCCGTGATGCCTCCTGAATCCGACGGAACCGCGAAGTCTCCGCCCTCATTAAGGAAGGTATTCTCGGTTTCCTTGAGAACACTGGCTCGCGTTCCATCCCCATAAACGATGTCAGTCGCTCGAAACGAAAACCCGTCAGGAAGCGCGTACCAGATGCGTCCATTGACGTAGGACATAATCTTCCCGGTCTTTATTTCGTCGTCGGTTGCGCGGCGCAGATTCGTTCCGTTGAAAATCAACGGCTTGCTGAATCCATCTTGAATGACGACAAAGTTCTCCGCTTGAACCATCCATCCATCAAGCAGGTTGGAAGGATTCTCAAGATTCGGAGAAACCGTCAAATTCTGGGCGTTATTTTGAAGGCAGTCGTAAAGCCACACTTTACCACTGATCAGCATCAGAATGAACGTCTGACCGTTGTCTCCAATGTACGGAAGCGCGCACTGGAATGTGCCTGTCAGACTTTGAGAGCCATAACAATTCTCCGACCATCCATCAGCCGTCACGTTGGTTTGATCCGCCGTAACTTCAGCGTTGTCCGCTGTAATCGTCGTGCAGAGATTGTAATCCTTCTGAACGAAACCGGGGCGAGGAGAAATGAAACTCTGCCGGAAGCTGGCGTTCACCGCAAACGCCACCTGATTCTTGTCCACCTCAGACGGCATGACACCGGCATCAATGCCACCTTCAAAGGTGACAGATCCGTCCGTGTACCTCCGTGGTGCGCGTTCGCTCATGGTTTAAGCCTGAATCCGCTGGATTGAGAATGAAGCTCCCTCTCGAATGTAATATGTATTTAGAGAACTAGTCGTAACTAAAACCTCATAGTAATCACCAATCGATGCCTGATCTATGTACTGAATAAAAAATGGTCCAACTAAACCCGTCGAGTTTGTTGACTGAATATTTGCAGGTCCAATATCGGTCGTTCCATTTTTTCTAATCTTAAAAGAAACCGTAGATGATGTTCCCGTATCTGCACTTAACATTAAGGCAACATCTATTCGGTAATAACTTGCAAGAGCTGCCGTAAACCGACCTGTAGCCGCAGTAAATCGTGATGCGGTATCAATTCCAGTCCAAGATCCAGACGGAAATTCTGTCAAACTAAACGGATTCTTAGTTAAACTCGGGCCGATTTGCGGCGCACCAGCACCAACAGTTCCGCTTACCCTCCGCGTAAAAGTTTCATAAACGAACGCCGCCGCAGCTCCCGTGGCAGCGATTGAAATAGTTCCAGCACCCGGCGTAATCGTGATGTTCGATCCTGCGGTCAGACTTGCCAGCGTGTATCCCGTTCCATTGCCAATGAGCAGTTGGCCATTGGTTGGAGTGGAGGACAGATTTGTTCCACCCTTCGCAATCGGAAGAACCCCACTGATGTCCGCTACAGGAACAGAGGCAACAGTCGAAACAGCACCAAATCCAACAGATCCTTGAGTCTTGAGGTAGCCAGCAGATAGCGAATCGAGAGCAGTCTCGTTCGTCAGCGTGGCGTCTGAAGTGCGGCAAATGTACGACGCGCCAACCGGAGCGCCGCCCGACGCACCAGGAGCGCCAGTCGCCCCAATCGCACCAGCCAGAGTGATAAGGGAATTAGCCGGAATCAGGGTGGTTGGAACAGCGTTGGCGATTCCAAGGACACCCGCAGCAGGGTTTTGAAGCGTCAGTTGCAGTCCATCAACCGACAGCACCTGCATGTATCCAAGACCCTGAATCGATACGAAGAACTGGCCAGCAACCGATTCTGGCAGAAATTGGGTATTATCTACGAAAACAAGGACGCTCGACCCAAGAGCCGGAACAAAAAACGAGGCTGTCGTGTAGGTGAACGAATCGATTCCGTTCGTGCCATTCGTACCGTTGGCTCCCGCAGCCCCTTGAGGGCCGGGGATATTCACGACTACCGGCTCGGAGTCGCAAGGCTGGCAGCAGCCGGATGAAGAAACAAGTTGCGACGGCATAATTTTCCTTTCGCAGAACCTCAAGTCCAGCGAGAACTATTGCAAGGCCAAACTATGGCAGAGCAAGCGTCTGAGCATCCACTTATTCAGCACAAGTATGGAATTCGTTCTCCGGTCAAGATTCCTGACCTTGAGCTAGAGCTTTACGCATTCCGAAACCGGCTACAGCCAAACGAAGGCGGCTTAGGCACTTTCGACCATTTTCGTAACGCCACGAAAATGTTATGGCCGAAGATGAGCTGGAACCCGTGGCTGGAGGCTCAAGTCGAAAGTCTCTGCGAACATGACTACGTTGGCTGGGCGGGATGCGGCGCGAGCGGAAAGACTTTTGGAGCAACACTTTTCGCGACAGTCTGGTGGCTGGCCAACCCTTCCAAGACGACCGTCGTTCTGACATCCACGACCGCGAAGATGATCCGAAAGCGTATGTGGGCCAATCTTCAGGATCTTGTTCGGAAATCGCGCGGATTCCCCGGTAATATGGTCGATTCGAAGATGGCGCTTCAGGCCATCAAAGGCGACGACCGTCATTCGATTTCAGCTATTGCCGTCGCCGAAGGCAACACTTCGAAGGCAGTGGCCAACATCCAAGGTATTCACGCCGAGCGAGTGATGGTCATCATCGACGAAGCGACGGATACGCCCGAAGCGGCTTTCGAGGCTTGTACCAACCTTTCCAAAGGTTGCCGCGAGTTCAAGATGCTGGTAATCGGCAATCCGGCATCGAAGTACGACCCACACGGTCGATTCTGCACACCGGCAAAGGGTTGGCGCAGCGTAACGATTGAAGATCAGCATTGGCTGACCGAACGTGGCATGTGCCGACGATTCGACGGCATGAAGTCGCCCAACATCAGCGAAGGGCGAACGAAGTACCCATACCTTATAACGCATGATCAGGTGTTATCCGCTATGCGACATGAGGGTGAGCAAAGCCCTACGTTCTGGAAGTACACGCGCGGATTCTGGAGTCCTGACGGCATGGTCAAGACGGTGCTGTCCGAATCACTGATCGAGACGCACACACCTACAAGAAAGTTGGTGTTTACTACGAATATTCAGTCGGTAGCCGGTCTTGACCCAGGATTTGGCGGCGACAGATGCGTTCTCCGCTTCGCCAAGGTTGGCACAGCAAACGACAAAGTAAGCATACTTTTTGGCGATGTGGTTCAGATATCTCCAAATGCACAACTAACTGAGCCTGTTCACTACCAAATAGCCAACCGTGTTAAAGAGGAGTGCAGCAAGCGCGGCGTGTCGCCCGACAGGTTCGCCCTCGATTCAAGCGGTGAGGGTGGTGGTCTTGCGGATATTCTAACCCGCGAATGGGGCGTCGTTCATCGCGTCGAGTTTGGCGGCTCTCCGTCAGCCATTCCGGTCAGCGATGAAGACAGTCGGCCATGCAATGAGGCATACGACCGCAAGGTGACTGAACTGTGGTTTTCGATGCGTAAATGGGTTGTCGAGGAGCGTGTTGGAGGAATGGACATTGAGACTCTTCAGGAGTTCTGCGCGCGCATGTTCGACGATTCCAAGCGGAAGATATCGGTCGAATCCAAGACCGTGATGAAGCAGCGAACCGGCAAATCGCCTGACTTGGCCGACGCAGCTACAGTCTTGCTTGATCTAGTTCGAAAAACCGCTGTCCTCGAACCGCGAGCAACCAGAATGGATAAAGTCTGGGAAAAACTCGTTCGGGATGCCGATTCAATCTACCACGACGAAACTATCGAAGAATGAGCAAGGTTACTGGATACAAGGTTCTCAACGAACACATGGTCATCCCCGGCGGATGGCATTACCGAGTGCCAGAGACTGGCATCGAAATCATGGGAGGATCATGGCCGCAGCTCCATGAGTTCGTTCGCAACCATTACACAGCGAACGCCATCGCCGTACCGAGCAACCTTGACACTTTAATCACCGAATATGCGTGTCGTAACGGTGCAGATTGCGCCTACAACGAGGTTGAACTTCCAAAACCAGAAGGCCGAAAATCGCTGCAAATTGGAGATGTCATCCGATTCAGCATGAGTTTGCTTCATGGCCTAACAGTCGGCGGCGGAAAAGTCGATCAAGCGGAGGCAAATCGACGCGCAAGCATCTGTTCAGGATGCCGTTTCAACCGGAAGCCGCTCGGATGCACTGGATGTAATGCTCGCGTTCTAAAAGACTCCGTAAAAACCTTCTCACAACACGGAAATACGCCGTATGATGAGCAGGTTCAGAGCTGTGAATTTTGTGGTTGCTTTATCAGGAGCATGGTGTGGTTTCCCATTGAAACACTCCATAAATTTACGGACGCTACAGAGAACGAAAACCTTCCGGCTCACTGCTGGAAAAAACGACCATGTACGGAAACCTAGCCCAACTGCCGCTTGAAACCATCAACGAAAACGGCAAAGCGCCTGAAACGCGCATAGCCGATGCGGCATCAGCTCGCGAAATTTTCCAGAAGCTGATCATGGCCGATCAGTTGCGGAACGTGACGCGCGCCAAGTTGCGCGGTCTTGTTGATGGTAACCCTCCGTACAATCCTGCGGAACTGCGTCGTAACAACCAAGCGTTCCGAACCAATGTAAACTTCCGCGAGTCGGAAGCGTTCCTCACGTTGGCCATGTCTGCCTTCTACGATGTGTTCGCCGAGGTTCCGACCTACGCCAACATTCGCACCGCTTACGGCAACGACATGGATAAGCGGGAGGAATGGTCGAAGATCATTACCGAGGAATTCGACCGTCTCCAGAAGATGGACAAAGACTTCGACTACCTCATGCAGCTCTCGCAGCGTGAGATGGTCCTTATTGGCGATGGCCCGTTGATTTTCGAGGACAGCACCGATTGGCGGTGTAAGGCCATCATGGCAACGGATCTTCTCGTTCCAGATGGAACCAAGTCGAACGTCAGCGACTGGAAAGTAGCCGCTGTCCGAACCCGCATGGGTGTCGATGATCTTTTTGAGAAGATTCAAGATGAAGAGGCAGCTCGCGCCGCCGGTTGGAACGTGGATTACGTTCGCCAGCGTATTCGCGCCGCAATGCCCGAGCCGTATCGTTCTGGTGTTCAGTACGACTGGGAGTTCTTCCAGCGCCAGCTTCGCTCGAACGATATCACTTTCTCGGCTCGCTCCGAGGTGGTCTTGATGTGCCACATCTTCTACAAGGAGTTCGATGGTCAGATCAGCCATGTCATCATCGATGAGCGTGACAGCGAGGACTTCATGTACAAGAAGCTGCGTCGCTTCGGCCGGTGGGAGCAGGTTATCCATCCGATGTACTACGACCGTGGCGATGGCGAGCATCATGGTGTAAAAGGCTTGGGCATCAAGATGCTCCAGGCGATGGAACTGAAGAATCGTCTGCGTTGCTCGATGGTTGATAGCGCATTCGCTCGCACCCAGATTCTCTTCCGACCTCTCAACCCGAACGCTCTAAACAAAACGAGCGTCGTTCAGCAAGGACCGTATGCTATTCTCCCGCCCGACTACGAAGTCATTCAGCAGAACATTGCTGGCGTTCTGGACGCTCCTATGGCGGTCAACGCTGACCTTGAGAATGTTCTTCAAGGCAACCTCTCTCAGTATCGCCAATCGCTCAACAAGCCGTCGGGCAATCCTCGTACTGCCACCGAAGTCCAAGCCATCGTGGCACAGCAGTCAGCAATCGGTAAGACGCAGTTGAGCCGGTATTACAACCAGTTGGATTCTTTCTTCGAGGAGCGGTACAATCGCGCCTCAAACCCCAATCTGAACCCGATTACAAAGTCGGACAAAGACGCCATCGAATTCCAACGTCGATGCAAGGAGCGTGGCGTTCCGGTTCAGGCGATGATTGACATCGATTACGTTGAGGCGACTCGTACGGTCGGCCAAGGTTCTCAATTCGCGAAACAGCAGCTTCTCGGGACTTTGCTCGGTCTTGCCGGTTCTCTTCCCGAAGGCGGAAAAGTCAACCTGCTCAAGGACTACATCGCCGCTCAGGTTGGCCAACAAATGGTTGATCGTTATTTGCCGACTCAGATGCAGTCTGCTCGCGTTCAGGATCAGGCTGCTCTTGCTGTTCTGGAGCATTCATCGTTGCGCCAGGGCAACATGCCAATCGTCACCGACACGCAGAGCCATATCATTCACATCGACACACATCTGGCGGCTGCAAACGAGGCTGCTGCATCGCTTCAACAGGGTGGAAATCCGCAGGAGATTGTCCTCTTCCTCCAAGGCGTCGGTCAGCACGTTCAGCAGCACTTGCAGCGCCTGTCCACCGATCCTTCACGCCGTCCGCAGGTCGAGGCTTACACGCAGCAGTTGCAGATGCTTAGCCAGACCATCGAGCAGCTTGGCCAGTTGATTCAGGAACAGGCTCAGGCAATGGCGCAGCAACAGCAGGCGATGGCGATTCAGCAGGGTGTCGATCCGAAGACCGCTGTTCTCAACGCTGAAGTTCAGGCAAAAATCGCTCGCCAGAATGCCGAGGTTATGGCCAACATCCAGCGTCAGAACACGAAGGCGATGGCAGACTTGTCGCGCCGGAATGCGAAGACCACCGCTGATATTCAGCGAGCGAATGCAACTGCCGAGTCCAACTTGGCGCGTCAGGGATAAAAGTATGACCAGCGAGCAAGAGGAGAGCCTCAAACAATTCGTCAACGAAAACTTCCCCAAGATGGGCGGATGGTGCGATATCGAAAAGGCCATCCAAATCGGACAGATTGTTCTCGATACCAAGCCGCAGCGAATCGCCGAAGTCGGCGTCTTTGAAGGCAAATCAACACTCGCACTTGCTCAGTGCTGCAAGATGAATGGCAGCGGAACGGTTTACGCCATCGACTCTTGGAAGAAAGAGGACTGCATTGACGATGAATCGGCCAACAACCAAGAGTGGTGGTCGAAGTTAGACCTCGAGTACCATTACGAGCAGTTCGTCTCGCATTCGGTTCGCACAAATCTTGTTCGCCATATCCAATTCTGCCGCATGTCGTCATGGGACGCGTCGCGATTTCTGCCTGACATGGACATGGTTCACATCGATGCCAACCACGCTGAATGGCCGTCCACAAGCGATGTGGTCAACTGGCTTCCGAAGCTCAAGGTTGGTGGATACCTCGTCATGGACGATGTGAACTGGGAATCGACGCAGACTGCGTTGAAGTTCGTTCTCAAACGCTGCCAATTCATTTCTCGGTTCGAACTTAAGGAAAGCGTGTTCGCAATCTACCGCAAGGAAAAGTAATTCATGGAATCCATTGTCATCACTATGCGGGGTTCAAACCGCATCCCGCGCATACAAAAACATTTTAAGGAAAACGGGGTCGATAATTACCGCTTTTTCTATGGCATTGACGGTCCAAAATCTGGACTTGTTGCAAGCGTTTCGTACGAAGTTGATAAGCCTGAAAGCAAGTTGGTCATACATCCAAAACAGCTCGGATGTTTTTTATCCCATTGGATGCTTTGGAAATCGTTAGACTTTGACCCAAGCACCCCAGATGCAGTTCAGATTTTTGAAGATGATGTTCTTCTTAGGCCACGCTGGAAGGAAACCGTTGAACGCGCGCTGACGAAACTACCAGAAGATTGGGACATTTTGTTCCCAGGATCTTGCTGCGCTGGCGACAAACGAAAAAAAGAATACGATTCAAATCTTTTTGAGGGATTTCCGCTCTGCACTCACCACTACATTGTCAGGAAAAAGGCTCTAAAAACACTGATCGAATCCAATGAGGAGGTCTGCCAGCCGATAGACATTCAGTCTTACCACAGAAGTGGGCCACTGCTTCAGTCGTTTATTATTTTTCCGAGAGTTTCAGATCAAGTTGACACTGTGTTTCCAGACTAAAAATGAAAGACATCATCCGAGAGCTGTCTCTTAAAGCACTCAAGCGATTCGCAAATGGCGGTGATGGCCAAGCGGATCTTCTGAATGAAATTGAGGATCTGAAACGAACGCTTGAGATTCGAACCAAAGAACATGAGGAGCATCTGACCGAGGTCCGCGAGGAACGCGATCATTGGCTTGCTCTCTACGACGAAATCAAATTCGCAGCCGAGTTTCTAATGAGCTACGCAAAAAATGACGTTCCAAAGTTGGCAGAACAAGTTGACTGGGAAGTCGGCAAAATTGTCCTGCCGGAAGAAACCGGAACCTACTACTTCAATCCGGCAATCGTCCAAGATCCTGATGGAAAGATTCTCCTATTCACTCGCCGCTGCCGTAACAAGCGCGAGAAGGATGAGGACGTCTATGTCGAGAAGAACGACATTGTCATCTTCGAACTCAGCCAGAACCTGCGAGCCACCAAGAAAGCACTCGCAACGCTGGTTTCGCATTATCCGAATGAGCAGTTCGAAGACCCGCGTGTCGTTAAGTTCGGCGACAAGTATGGACTAAGCTGCTGCACGTTCGTCCCATTCAAGTCGTACGCGCACCAGGGGATGTTCCTGCTCGATAAGCAGTTCCTAAACGTCGGTCGTTTCGATCCGATCTACGGAAACAACTACGCGCAGGCAATGATCAACGAGGGCCATGAAAAGAACTGGCTCTACTTCGTTCACGACAACGCGCCACACATGGTGTATTCGGCCAATCCTCATGTCGTAGTGCGCCTTAATGGGCGTCTTGAGAAGGAAGCTGAATACGTTACCGACGAGTTCAACCCTCTTTGGAAGTTTGGAGAGGTCCGAGGCGGTTCAAACCCAATCTACGTTGACGGTCTGTACTGGACCTTCTTCCACAGTTCTTTGCCGTGGATAAACAAGAAGCGTCGGTACTACATGGGCGCATACGCATTCGAGGCAAAGCCTCCATTTCGCATCGCTCGGATGACGACTTTGCCGATCCTGACCGGAACAAATCAGCAAGACTGGTGGCCAGGACTTCCTGCGGTCGTGTTTCCGTGTGGCGCATTCTACGACAGTGCAAAGAATCAATTCGTCGTGTCTTACGGCATCAACGATGTTGATTGCGGCTACATCAAGCTGCCGCTCGTTGACATGCTTGAAATCACCAAGGTCATCCGGCCGAATCGCGATGTCGTCAACAAAGAGAATCCAATCCGATTGGATGAGGTTCTCGACCCAATTCCCCCAAAGCACAAACTGAAACGAAACACGAAGACAAGATATGATGAACTGGCTAAGAGGCTTGAAGAACGAGAACCCGAAGAACCTGCTGGAGCTGCCTGACGTAAATGTATCCGACTGGCAGACTGATGGCCAACAGGCTGAACTCGCTCAAATCCTGAGCATGCCCGTCCTTCGCATGGCATTACGCATCGTTGCCGAATCAATGCCGGTTCCAATGCCGTCACATGGCAGTAAGGAATCGGACATTATTTTCGCTGCCGGTGTAACCGCCGGATACGCGCATTGTCTTGAAAACCTTCGTAAATTGGCAGTAACTGAAACAGCGAAAGAACCTGAAGCAACATTCGATAAGCAATACTAATAGATTATGGAAGAACCACTGAACTCACCTCTCGTCAACGCCGCGCAACCTCCCGACTTTGGCAGCTCATTCATCGACGCTTTCAAGGCAAGTGGCATTGATGACGCCGCATCGGCTGATGAGTCGGCCAATTCTGCCTCGCAGGTTACGGAAGAGCCGAAGGCGACGAAGCAGAAGCCGACCAAGCCAACTGACGCATCCAAGCTCAGCAAAGCCGAGATGGACATCGAGCGAATGTTCGGCACCAAGAAGCAGCAGGCCGATTCGGCTCCGACTTCTACGGACGCTGATTCCGACATCCCCGAGACGATCAAGTCTACAAAGGCTGCTGATGCATTCCGCAAGATCAAGGAAGAGAAGGCGCAGCTCGCCAAGCAGCTTGAGGAATTGAAGTCTGGAAAGACCTCGAATCCTAACTACGAGGAGCAGCTCAAAGCGTTGCAGCAGGAGCGTGATACGCTTTCCGAGCGTGTCCGACTTCTCGATGTCGAGCGTCATCCTGAGTTCGTCAAGAAGTACGAAGGCAAGATTAGCGGCGTCTTTGATTCCGTGAAGAACCTTGTCGGAAGCGATGGCGAGAGGCTCGTTGGCCTAC